CAAGCCATTGTGCAAGAAATAATGCAATGGTCTGCGGATGTGTTGGAAAAACCTAGCCCCTACTACAATAACTTACCACCTTGTTCTTACGCTCGAAAAGCTTGGATGGAAGATAAAGTTGCTATTTTGTTTAAATACGACGATTCCTACCAAGTCTTATACTCTTGCATATCCCAATTCGACGATAGTTTTGAGTTAGTTATCGTAGTTGATTTAGCTAACGATAAAGAACCCGAAGCTTTTCACGAATATTTTGATTCTTTAAACGATTTTATTGCAGGCGGTGCCTTTATTGATAAAGACATATGGCTAATGGGTTTTCACCCAGATGACGAGGTGACAGAAGCCTCCGAACAAACTGCCATTGAAGCATTGACTGATACCGAATACAGCATGATATTCGTTCAACGGTTGTCCAAGCTACAAGAAGCAGCAGACAAGTTGGACAAAAAGGGATATTATGATAGTTATGATGGCGAATACAACGCTTGTGAAATATTTAACAAGAGAGAGCAATTATACAGGAGACTGAAAAATGGCGATGAAACCTCGTAAGAAAAAAGCACCGGCTAAAAAAATGAGAGCAGGTGGAATGGTTAAGAAAATGCGCGGCGGCGGCATGGTTAAGAAAATGCGCGGCGGTGGAATGGTTAAGAAGAAGAAATAATGACTGTTTCTAATAGCAAAGATTTTGAACTGGACGTTGCTGAGTACGTTGAAGAAGCGTTTGAGCGATGCGGCCTTGAGGTGCGTACTGGTTACGACCTGAAGACAGCGAAGCGTTCTCTTAATCTTTTGCTGGCCGACTGGGCTAACCGTGGGTTGAATCAGTGGACCATTAAACAGCGTTCTTTAACTCTTGTGCAAGGCACGGGAGAATACAACCTGAGTGGCGATATTATTGACGTATTGTCTGTAATTATCCGCAGAGACGGTACAGATTATGCTTTAGAGCGTTTGAGTCGTGATGAATAC